CATGTAGAAGAACGACAGCAGATTGGCGGCACCATCCGAGGTGTTGATCGTGTAGGTGCCAGTGCCCGACACACCCGGGACATACTGGCCCACGGTCGGCGCTGAGGCGACCGGCGTCAGGGCAATGCCAGTGGTGTTGTAGTAGACGCCGAGATCATCGGTGAAGGCCGCGCCACCAACTACCGTGTAGGTCGTGGTCGTGGTCGTCTTGGTCTCGTTGGTGATCATGTCGATGCCCGAGTTGGCCGTGGGCGCGATGCCGAAGAGCATGTTGCCCCACTGGGTCATCTGCAGTCGGCCGAACTTGATCTTGCCCGTGATGGTGCGCTCGCTGGGAGCCACGTCGACCGGGTCCTTGTACTGGCCCATCAGGGTGACCAGCTTCTGGTCGATATCCAGTTCCCATTCCTGCACGACACCGAAGAACGCGGGCTGGGTGTTGGACACATCCGTCCGCTTCCCGATCACGTACCCGACACCGAAATTGTACTGCGACATGCCTGTATCTCCTTTACGAAGGGATTAGAATTTTGAGCGGGATCACGGCGATGCCATCGCCATCGAGGTCGCCGGGAATGGTCAGAGTCCGCCCTTCAATCCAGCAGTGGCTGACCAGTCCGCCCAGCGTTTGCTTGCTTCCCATCAAAGGCGAGGGAGCAAGCGCCTTATCGACACTGTCCAAAATATCCTGCAGCTGCGTGTCCGGAACCGCGACCGACTGCGGAGCCCACGTGTAGATGAACATCGTCACGTCCATCGTGATAGAGGGCGGAAGGCCTTCGAAGTCGTTGTGGGTCCGCTCCTCGCCCGTCTTGACGAGGAACATCGCTGGCCGCGCGGCGTGGGGAACATCGTCCCACGTCTTGAACTTGCGGCTGGGCGCTGACTGCCACGGGGCAATGCCCTGAAAGAAACCGAGGGCTGCGTCGAGGATGTCGTTCCGGGTCTTGCCGTTGTTGAAGCTCATGAGTGGACCCTGAACGCGCGATTGACTGCTTCCTGAAGCTCAGACTTGATCGTCGGGATGTAGTTCTGGAACGCCGTCTTGAGCGGCGCGCGCGCCGGCATGTGCACGTCGTGCGCCGAGACCTTCTTGAAGAACACCTCGCGACCCTGCCACATGAAGTGGAGCGCCTTGGCGTTCTTGGCGGTGATCTCGGGAATGTGGATCGTACCGCCCAGCTCATGGATGCGGGCGTAGGGCACATCGGGCGAGTAGGTCACCGTGCCGACGATGCGGGAGTCGCCCTCCTCGTCGACATGCCACGCGATCGACCGGCGCAGCCGGCCGGTAACTACGGAAAGGGTGTGTGCGCCAGTCGGTCCCGACAGCTGTTCGGTCATCACCTTGGTGCGGAGATTGATCGACAGCGCGGTGATGGCCTGCTTGACCTGATCGTGGACCTGCTGCGGCAGGCTATCGATCTGAGCTACCAGCTCGCGATCACCGACGAGGGCGATTTTGATCTGCATGGCTCACACCGTCACCATGCGCTGGTACTGGTTGAGTACCAACGCGACATCGGCCGGCATCTTCTCGATGATGTAGCCGGTCGTGATCTGGCCTTGGGCCGAAACGGAGCGGAGCCCGATGTGGGTCCGGTATTTGTACTGCTCGCCCACCCACTTGCAGATCGCATAGTCGATGTCGGCCGGGATGTACGAATAGTAGAGATTGACCGCGCCTTGGGCCGTGTTGAACACGTAGGGCGTCTGATCGTCTGTAGGGGCGATATACTGGCCCACAGAGGGGGGTGTGGTGACTGGGGCCATGGCAGCCCCCGCCGCGTCGAGCACCTTCCAGTCGGCTGTAAACCGGCCTAGCGGCGAACTTGGCCACACCGTCCCGTCAGTCGGGGACGGCGTCTGGCTTTCGCCCTGAACGGCGTAGCCGGCCGTGTAGATCACCACGTTGGAGCCCGGGGCCGAGGAAAAGCAATTCCCAACTACGGATAGCCGCTGGGGCGCACCCGGGCCGAGCCCGTCCCATGGATCGAGCACATACCCTGCATTCCCCGGCGTCGTCTGGGCCGGGATCGAGGCGTTGCCGATCGTGACCGACTGGATGCTGAGCACAGGATAGCTCTGCAGCATCATGCTGGGCTGGTCGTAGCAGGTGCGCTGCTCGGTCACCGTGTGGACCAGAAAGCTGCTCCGGTTGATGTAGCTCAGCGCCATGCGTGACGCCGTGTTGATCAGGCCGATGATGGCGGCATCGACCGCCACGTTCTCCCCGCCCGAGGCATCGGGGGCCGTCCCATTCACCCACATCTGAACTGCGACCGGCGAAGTCAGCGCGGTCGGGATCAGTTTCGGTGCGGGAATGGCGTAGGTCGGCATCGGCTACGGATCAGCTCTTCTTGCCGGGGCGGCGGCGCTCTTGCTTCTCGCCGGGCTCGTCCTCGGTCTCGTCGACAGCCTCAGCTTCTGCTTCGCCTGCCTTGGCTTCCGTAGCTGGGGCAGCCGGCACCTCGGGGCTCTGCGCTGGCGCGGACTCGTCATCGGTGTGGCAGATGTAGAGGCCGTGGGCTTGGGCGTGATCGAGCTGATCCATCGGCACGACCCATGCACCATCGTCCTGCTTCTCGGCGAACGAGAACGAGATGGTGCTGTCGGCATGACGCATGCGCACGTGAGAGGCGGCGGCAGGAGGAGCTTCGATATCGGCCGGGGCTTTGGCGGACTCGTCCATTGTCGGTGATCCTTGTGATGGTGATGGGTAGTACTGGTGAGCGGGGAAAGAGAGGGAGACGAACCTCATCGCCTCCCTCCCTTCAGCAGTCAGCTAAGCGTTAAGATCGGCGCGCCGGGTATTAGCCGTTGCCGATGTTGTAGATGATGCCCGCAGCGAACGTGGCGTAGACCGCGAGGACTTCCTGCGAATAGACGCCGTAGAACTGCACGCGAGTCGTCTTGGGCCACACCTCGGCGTAGTAGTCCTGTCGGGTCTGGACGACCGCGACCTCAGGCACGTTGTTGGAGACGTACCAAGGCGGCAGGATTTCGGCGCGGCCGAGAATCGTGCCGGCCGGCATGTTCGGATGCACCTTGATGGGCATCTTCACGCCGCCGTCCGGGGTGTAGGGGTTGTAGTAGAACGAGATCACGCCCGAGGCCGTGATCTTGTACTCGGGCACGCCGCCGTCCGTGGCGTCGGTCGCGTAGCGCAGCAGCGGTGCGGAAGCACCGTTCAGCACCTTGGCCGCGATGTTCTTCAGCTCTTGCGAGTTGACGTACATCACGGTGTTGCTGATGCGGTTGGTGTCCCACATCGTCTTGTTCATCGTGTCGATCTCGTTGATCGAGCCCTGACCGGACGAAGTCAGGACCGTGCCCGTGCCCGGCGTGCCGGTCGCGAGCGCGTTGAGATACGAGTTGGACGCGGCGAACGTGGTGATGAGGAGTCCGTCGAACGCCGTGGCGTTCTTGGAGTGATCGCCGGTCACCGCAGTGGCCGCCTGCCGGCCGCCCGCGAGCGTGGCCGCGAAGGTGGCGCTGTTGATCGTGGTGATCGCCTGCAGCGTCTCACTGCCGGCCGTGCCGACGTACCACGCGTAGGCCACCGCACCCGGCTGGGTGTTGGTGTTGGCCGACAGGGTCTGGCCGAGCGTGACCGCTTGGGTCGCGTTGGTCGACTGGGCAGACGAGCCACCGTTGAGGGTGTAGGTGCCCCCATCGTTGCCCGTGATGGTCAGCGCCACCGCGACGCCGCCCGACAGCGAGCTGTTGAGGTAGCCTTCCGGCGTCAGCGCGACCACGATCACCGAGTAGGTAGCGGCCGGCAGGGTAGCACCCGAGCCAGCAGCGGACAGGGTCGGCGTAGCCGGCGTGGACAGCGTCGTGCCATGGTTGCCGGCGAGCAGGCCCGCCTCTTCCTTGACGAACATCTTGAGCAGGAGGCGCAGCTGCACCAACGCGTCTTCGTCCTCGAAACCTTGAGCCGCGAAGCGCGCCTCTTCAGTGATCGAGTCTTCCTCGCCCATCGTCTGATAGGAGAGTGTGTGGTCGTTGGTCGTGTAGCTCATCGACGCGGACCGCTTGCCTTCCGGCACCCAGCCCATGTACGGGAAGCCCGAGCCGGTGATCGCGTCGACCGACTTCCAGTGCGCCGCGTCACCCGGATTCGGCCGCTGGTTGCGCGGCAGGCTGTTGCGCAGCGGGGTGACGGTCGGGAACAGGTTGAGCGCCGGGGCGCGCAGGTCGTAGTAGGTCAGGCCGGTCGCCAGCGTGACGCTCTTCTTCAGCTCTGCGCTGTACAGCTGCTCGGCCCGCATCGGCTCTTTGAAAGCCGCTTTGAACAGGTCGACCGTGTTGCCCGCACGCTTGCGGCTCATGTAGCCAAAACGATCCTTGTCGGCATAGCTGGTGCCGTTGATCATCTGCATCATCCGGTCGTGCACTGCATCGGCCGGCATGACTTGGCGGTTCTCTTCAGGCATCTTTATCTCCCCTTAGGGGTAGTAGGTTGAGTGGTATGAGCGGTTAGGATAGTTCGCTGACCGTGTCGGCTTACGCCGCTTCGTCGCCCTCCTCTTCCGCGCGGAAACGATGCGCGGCTTCAATGAGTGCAGTGCCACGTGCCCCCGGCGGCAGCGTTCCGGCCTTGGTCAGCAGGTCTTTGGCAGAGCCGGGCGTAACTTCAGTGCCGGTACCCGATCCACCGTCGTCGGCCTTCTCCACCTTGCCGCCCGCCCCGACTCGCCCTTTGGACGGCATCGGTTTGGTTTCAAGCTCGGTGATCTTGGCCTTCAAAGCGGCATTCTCAGCCGCCATCTTCTTGATCTCGTCACGCTGCGACTGGGCGTTGCGCGTCAACGGCACCAGTGCCTCGGTGAACTTGGTCAGCCGGCCGTTGAGCGCGTCGCGCTCCTCGACCACCTTCTCCAGCTCGGCCTTCTCGACCAAGCCTTCGGTCTGCTGCTGGGGCAGTTCGGCCTTCTTGAATACCTCGCCCGACGCCGCCAGCCGTTCCGAAACGTCTTTGCGGATCGCGCGCTGTTCGGCCGGCATCTCGTCACTGAGACTGTCGATCACCGCCTTGGCGGCAACGTCGGTCCAGTGATCGGCCTTGATCAGCGCCTGCGCGGCGGGGAAGGTCGGGATGTCGAGGATGCGGATCGCCTCTGCCTCGTTGCCGATGATCGAGACCAGCAGTTGGTCACCCTTGCCCATCCATTCCTTGAGCGCGCCGATGTTGGGATCGTCCTTGCTGACGATCGCCATGCGCTCCAGCAGCTGGCTGGCTCCAATGGCGCGGATGGTGGCAAGCAAGCCGGCGCTCGGGCCGACGATCGTCATGCCCTTCTTCATCGCCGCTGCCTTGTCGGCCTCGCTGATGTTCTTCCAGCGGGCCGTCTGGTCGCTGCCGGTGGAAGCGCTGTGTTCGGACGGCAGCGTCACGGGCTTGTGCCAGCCTTCCGGCAGGGCCGTCTTGAGCGCCGCCGCCGCGTTGAAGATGTGGGCGTAAACCGGGGGCTGATCGCCCGGATCGACGTTCTTGTACTCGGCGACAGCGCGCATCAGATCGTCCTTGGACGCGATGCTCATGTAGCCCTTCTTGATGGTGTCGCAGGTCATCGGCGGATCGAGCACGATCTCCTGACGCGGCCACACCGCTGCATCGATCATGCCCTTGCACATCTCGACGCCGGCCTCGGCATGCTTGGCCAGTGTCTCGTGCGCCGCGATCAGGATGCCGGTGCTCTTCTTGCGATTGTCGTTGTCCGCCTTGGCGACCACCTCGGTCAGCGTGGTCATCGACTTGCGGCGCGCGTCGATGCACTGCTGCAGGGTCTGGCTGAGCGAGGAGTAGTAGTCCTTCGCCGTCTTGGTGAAGTTTGACCACGGCGAGTTTTCGGCCTTGGCCGTCTCGTCGACCGCGTTGAGCATGTACGCCTTGACGACCTCATGAGCCGTCTTGCTGAGGTCGAGCAGATCGGCCGCCTTGGCCGCCGCCTCATCACAGTCCTCGTCCCCGTCACCATCGCCCACCTGCGTCTTGGGCTTCTTGGTGTCGCCGTCGTAGTCGCCGTCCGCATCCTGTTCCGGGGGAGCCGCCTTGGTCAGCGCCTCGGTCACCTGTGCGTCGTACTTCTTGGCCTCGTCCAGCGCGGCTTGCGCCTCATCGACAGCGGCCTTGGCGAGCGGAGCGGTAGCAGCCTGCAGCGCCTTCAGGGCATCTTCTGCGATCTGCGCTTGGGACTTCTCGGGCATCGGTGTATCTCCTGAATAGAGGGGAGTTGGGGTAGTGGGTGTGATCAGGCCGCCAGCTTCGCGAGCTTTTCGGCCAACGCGCGCTTGGCGACAGACACGGCGTCATTGCCTTCCGGGGCAGCCCACTTGCCATGCGACTCGGCAAGCTTGCTGTACTTGTTGCTGAGCATGGAGTGCCGGGCCGCCATCGTGCGATGGCTGCTGGCGATGGCCCGGTGAGCGGCAGCACCTGCTGGATT